CCCTGGGGCACCACCAGCGGGCGCAGCTTGGCGTTCGGCGCCAGCACGCCATGGAACCTTATGAGGTGCAGCCGCGGCCGCGGCACCGAAAACCGCCTGCCGGCGCCTGGCGTGGGGCCGGCTGCCGCCAGCTGCATGTGGGCGCTGAACACGCACCCCTCGCGCGGCACTTCGATCGTCTGCTCGCTCGACATGGGCCGCGAGGGTAACGGCTCGGCGAGGCAGCGTAAAGCGGAAGCATTTCCGCTTTACATGCCGGCACTACGCGGGGCATCGTAGCGCGCGCTGCATCGTGCAGGTCCGCGGCGACTGAACAGGTAGCACCACCCATTCCACTGCGGCAACAGGAGCCAGCACCATGAGCAAAAGCGACGCATTCGAAAACGATCTGATCAAGCTGATCTTCACCAACGCCGATGCAGCCAACATCGGTGACGCAACCGGTGTGCGCGGCTCGACCGCCGCCGGCAGCCTGTACTTCAGCCTGCACACGGCCGACCCCGGCGAGGCCGGCAACCAGTCCACGAGCGAGGCCGCCTACACCGGCTACGCGCGCAAGGGCCTCGCTCGCAACGGCACCAATTTCACCGTCTCAGGCAATCAGGTCACGCTCGCGGCCAACCTCGATTTCGACGCGTGCACGGCCGGCACGGCCACCGTGACGCACTTCGGCATCGGCACGGCCAACAGTGGCGCCGGCAAACTGCTTTACAGCGGCACCGTCACTCCGAACATCAACGTGAGCAACGGCGTCACGCCGCGGCTGACGACCAGCACCACCGTGACCGAGGACTGATCCGCGCCCAGTCAGTCGTCAATCGCGCGCCATGCGCCTCATCTACGCGCGTCACCTGAGCGTCAGCAGCGCGCTCGTGCGCCTGGGCCAGTGGTTCGGCTTGTGGAGCCACGTCGGAATCCTCGACGGCTACGTCGTGATCCACTCGCTCGCGCGCAAGGGCGGCGTGGTTATCACGCCTGCCGAGGATGTGATCCGCGGCGCGAGCGAGTACGAGGTTGTCGACGTGCCGACGCCGGACGACGGGCGGGGCCTCGCCTGGGCGCATGCGCAGGTCGGCAAACCGTATGACTGGACGGGTGTTGTTGGTATCGCACTCGCGCAGCGCGATTGGCAACAGGATGACGCCTGGTACTGCAGCGAGCTCGCCGAGCGCGCGCTCGCCGAGGCCGGCGTGCAGCGCTGGCGGCCCAACGCGCGCGGCGTGACGCCGTGCATGAGCTACTACAACGTGACGAGGTGACGTGATGACACCACAGCAGCAGGCGGCGATCGAGGCCGTCTACGGCAGCGCGCTCAGTGAGGCGCAGGCGCTCGCCGTGGCGCCGATGGTCGACGAGCGCAGAGACAAGGACTTGGCGGACTATCTCTCGCAGGGCCGCACTGAGATTCGGCCGCGCATGACCAGTGCGCGCGGTATCGCAGAGCGCATGAGCGGCGGCCCGCTCGCGGCCGAAGTGGTGCTTATCAAGCTCGAAGGCGCGCGCGATGCGCTGCTCGCGAGCGCGAGCCAGAACGACAAGGTGCTCGGCTCGCTGCTGCGCCGCCAGCTCGGCTTCCTCGCGGGCGAGGGGCTGGATTTCGGTAGCGCCGCTCTGCGCGGCATGCTCGATCAATTCGTCACGGCCGGCATCCTCACGGCAGGCGAAGTCGCCGCGCTCAAAGCGATCGCCGAGTTTGCGGCGCCCATCGAGGTCGTCCGGATCAGCGACGCGCTCAACGCGCTGGGAGCCTGAGCATGGCTAACGCATACGGCTCTTACACGCAGGTCGGGTCCGGATTCAACTCTGCGTCCAACGCCTCGTTCACCCTCGTCGGCACGATCGATCTGACGGCATCGCCGCCGCACGAGCTGTTCCTGATCGCCTCGGCTAAGGTCGGCACGGGCGGCGCGACCGAATACGTGAACATCTGGGTCTCCGGCTCGCTCGACGGCACCACGTACAGCGATGCGCCCAGCTCGACGACCAAGCTCAATGCACGGTTCGTGGGCGCGATCAACACGCAGACCAGCGCGACGCAGGCGATCATGGCGCCGACTGCGGTATCTCCGCTCTTCGGCGGAGCGCTGCCGCGGTACCTGAAGGTCTACGCCGAGAACGCCACCGGCTACGCACTGAGCGCAGCGGACAACTGGGTGTATTACCAGACCGAGACGTTCGGCTGAGGCTCGCCCGTGCGCAGAACCTCCACCTCGCTCGGCGGAACGGGCCAGAGCATCGCGGCGCCAAACCGATCGAACATCTGGGGCCAGCATGTGATCTGCGGCATCGTCGGCTGGACCGGCATCTCCGCCCGACCGTACCTGCACGCGCTGGCTAAACAGTCTCCCGCGAACGGGCAACTCGCCGCAGGAAGCTATTCGAGCTACGGCGTCGCGACACCGGCTAAGCTGCTCGATCCACCGCTGGGCGCTACGGTGCGATCGCTGGTGTGCGCGTTTTCGAGCAGCGGGGTGATGCAAGACGGTACGAGCTTCTTCACCTGGGGGGGCGGCAGTGTCACCTGGGGTACCTCTTCGCGTATATATATCGCCGTCGGCGCCGAGTATTCGATAGCGCCGGCGAACATCCACGTAACGGACGGCACGCTGCATCAATACGCGCTGTCGACCAAAGACGCCAAAGTGCGCGCGTGGCGCGATGGGGCGTACTGGGGCGATGCCGTTTTCACAACCGGCTCCATGCCGGACCACGGCGGCAAAATCACCACCAATATCAACCTGATAAACAACCTATACCAGAACTCATGGCTGACCTACGCCCTGTGGCTCGACTGCGACCTCGATTCCACCGGCCTCGTTGCGCTGCTGCCTGACCTGCACGCGCGGCCGTGGCAGGTGTTCGCCGCCTCACGCCATTGGGCGGGCGCTGCAGCCGCCTACACGCACCCCACGCTGTCCAACGCGCGCATGACGAGCCGCACCAAGGCGGGCGGCTACCCGGCCGTGGACTACACGTTCTGAGGCTGCATGGCACGCACGGCGTACTGGGTAATTTCCGAGGCGATCTGGGGCACGCCGGACAATGCCGAGATCCGCGCCGGACAACTCCCGGGCAGCATCGGGCCGGCACTCGCAGCCGGCAGCGAGAGCTTCGCGGCCGCCTCCGGCGCGGGCAGCATCACCGAGGCGACGCTCGTCAACACGCTCAAGGCCGCGGTGCAGTACCGCCTGTCGTGGACCCTCCATGACGACGTGGCCGACAACTACCCGGCCAGCGCACCGCAGCACACGACCTGGCTGGAGCCGCCGGAGCTGTCGAGCCCGGGCGCCACGGACGTCACCGCCACCACGGCGCGGCCGACGGTGACGCTCGCCTTCTGAGCCGCGGCATGGCGACGCTCTACTACGTCATCATCCCTGTCAGTCAGGCCGCGCCCACGGCCGCGCAGGTCAAGGCCGGGCTCGACTCCTACGGCTCGCCGGCCGTTGCCAGTGGCAGCGAGGCGGCGCCAGGCACGAGCGGGGCGTTCGGATTCACCACGGCGGCCACCGGCCTCACCGCCTCGACGATGTACCGCACCTGCGTGGTGTGGAGCGACGGGACGACGGATTCGGTTGTTGCGTATTCCTGGTCGTGGAGTACGGGGGCTGGTGTGGCCGGCGCCGGCAGTTCTGCAGGGATCGCCACCGCGGCAGCGAGTGGGCGCAGCACGGCTGCCGCTGCGGCCGCGGCGGCTGCAATCGCCGCGGCGTCCGGTGTCGGCGCGAGCATAGCGTCGGCGGCGGCATCGTCTGCTGGCGCAGCCGTCGCGGCGGCGGTTGGCGCAGCCGCATCCGCCGCCACTGCTGCGTCGGCAGGATATGGCAGCGCGGCCGGCGCCGGGCGCAGCAATGCAGCAGGCGCAGGGGCATCAGCCGGCAGCGCCGCCGCCGCCGCAGGATTGGCAGCCACGTCCGCTGCTACAGGCTCGGCGGTTGGTGCAGGCGCAGCCGCAGCGTATTCCAGCGCCGGCGCAGTCGGATCAGGTGCAGGCGCGGCAGCTGGCCTAGCTGCCGTTTCTGGCGCAGGCGCTGGCTCGGCCGCCGCGAGCGGCGCGGCAGCTGGCCTGGCTGGCGCAGGCGCTGCTGGTGCCAGCACGGCGGCTGGCGCCGGTCTGGCTGCGGGCGCCGGTGCGGCGGCCGGCTACTCCACCGCGGCGTCAACCGCGTCGGCGGCAGGATCTTCGGCTGGCGACGGCCAGGCCGCCGGTGCAGGCGCAGCCAGATCCGCAGCGAACGGGGCGAGCGCGGCGCAGGCCATCGTCGTGGCCGGCGGTGCGGCACTCGTGGCCGCTGCCGGCCACATCACTGCCAGCGCCGCGGCAAGCGCTGGCGGCGCTGGCCTCGCGAGCGCCAGAGGCCAGTCCGCAGGCACCTCCCAGGCGTTCGCGTGGAGCCATGTCCGCCAGCCATCGCCGCAGTACATCGTGTGCAGCCGTGCTCTCACGCGCGACGTGCGCGGCCCCATCCGCAGACTGGAGATCGAGCGATGAACCTCTTGCGCCCTGCCGTCTTCGCAGCCAAGGACCCGGCCGAGATCGTGATGCTTGGATTCGACTTCGCCGACGCGCTTGGCGCTGGCGTCACGATCACGTCGCAGTCGGTTGGCGTATCGGTGCACGCCGGAACGGATGCGGCGCCGGCGGCGCTGCTATCAGGCCCGGCCAGCGCAGTGGGGACGCGCGTCGTGCAGCGCGTGGTCGGCGGGCTGGCGCAGGTGACATACCGGGTCAAGGCGCAGATCGATGCAAGCGACGGCTCGCGCTACGTGTTGGCAGGGCTGTTGCCGGTGCGCTCGGCGTGAACGTCCATACGAATCGGAGTTGCCGATGACTACTCTTTCAGGCATCATCCATCCTTGACAGCCGTGAGCGAAACTGGTCGGGACAAGACCCGATGACCAGCGTTAGTGGGGCCTAGGGCATCTTGGGAGACGAAGTCCGAGAAGCGGCTGTCACTTTCCATAGCGGAGCATGCCGATGCGATGGGCGTTCATCTTTTCCGTCGTCGCCTGCATCACGTTCCACATCAGCGACCCGTCGAGGTTCACTCGCAGCACGACCATGAAGTCGCGCGCGCCTCTGAACAGCCCGATGTAGCGATTGCGGATGCCGTCGGCGTACTCGACGCCCCACACCTCGAACGGATCACGCAGCGTCGGCAGGATGAAGTTCGCGTAGCGCTCACGCGCGTCGGCTTCCTTCTCCACCATGTGTGCCAGCAGGTCCGGGCGCAGCAGGGCTGTTTCTACAGGCGTCTGCACGTCCAGCAGCGGCCTGTCGGCTGACAAGCCCAGCGCCTTCGCGAGCACGTTGACGGCATCGGAACGGTTCGGCGCGGCGGCGAGCATCGCGGGCGCGATCAATCGCGAGTCGTCGCCCACTCGACGGAGGTCCGGACGGCCCGCGTCCTTCCATGTCGGCTGTCCCGGACGCGGGCCTATGCACCACTCGGACGCGAACCGGCTTGCGTCGAGCAGATCGCAATCCGGCGCCGCGCGCTGCAGGTCTTCCAACAGCGGGGAACTCTTGCCGCGAAGCCGCATCGCGTCGGCCAGTGCCGTCGACGCGTGCGCCACTTTCTCGGCGAGCAGCCGACCCGGTACATCATCGTCCGTCGGATCGCCATCCCAGCCAGCATCGGGCTCGACGTTCGGCGCCGCCTTCGGGTAGCCGCGAGCGCGGGCCTGGGCCTCGGTCAGGCTGATGCGGGTGCAGCGGCAGTTGTGCCCGGCAGGCGGGAACCATCGGCGCCAGATTGGGTCATCGACTGGCGCGATGTGGTTGTCCATCGCGCGGTGCGTGGGCCTGGTGCGGCTGTCGTTGATGGCGTTCCACATGAGGTATGGGCGGGTGCCGGCGTTCTCGCGCTGCTGGATGGTGCGCCCGATGCCGTAGTGCGTCTGCACCGCGTTGCGAAAGATCAGCTCGCGCCTGGCGCTGCCGAGCTCGAACACCGAGTCGGGCAGGTTGCGTTGCCACTCGCGCAGCGTCTTGCCATCGGCTGTGGCCGCGGCCAGGCTGTCGGCCACCTGCTGCACCTGGTCGAGCGCGGCCAGGCCGGCGATGGCGAAGCTGCGCGCGCGCACGGCCTGGAGCCGCGCGCCGTAGAACTCGGCCGGCAGCACGGCCTTGCGCCCGCGGGCCCACGCAATAGCCTCGGCGAATGGCACGTCGAAGCCCTCTGGCAGGCGCGGCGGGTCTGCCTGGCTCACGCCCGGTGCTCCCCCGCCGCCACGTAGCCGAGCACGGCCGCGGCGAAGCTGGCGCGCTCCAGCGCCTGCTGAAACCTCGGGTCGGCCTGCGGCACGAGCGCGGCCAGGCGCGCGCGCAGGTCGTCCTCATCGCGCGCTGCGAGCACGGCGGCACGCACAAGCTCTGGCGCGATGGGCTCGACGGTCTCCAGCTTCTTGAGTCCCTCCTCGATGCCGTGCTGCACGGGCGTGAATTCGCGGCCGGCATCGCCGGCTGCGGAGGCGAACGAGGCGCCGCCCTGCCCGGCCCCGCCACCGGCGCCGGTGGCGCCACCTGTGCCCGCCTGTTGGTCTTGCCGCGGCATCGGCTCGGCCATGGTGAAGTCGTCGGGCTCGAGGTCGTAGGCGTTGGCGATGTATTCGGCCGTCAGGCGCACGCCGACCTTCTCGGCGAGGATGGCGTCGCGCGCGGCGCGCTCGGCCTCCAGGCCCGTGTCGTCGGCCATGACGAAGCGCGGCGCCTCGCCGCCGCGGGCGTTGAACTGCCACAGCGCGTCGACCAAGCGCTGCACGGTGGCCGACACCAGGCGCAGGTCGGCGTTGCGCCGGTCGGTGCGCACGGCATCGGCCACCTTGGCTGCCGCAAAGCTGCCGCCCGAGCTGGCGTCGGTGGTGAGGGTCTGGCCGAGGATGACCTTCTGGATTCGCCGGCAGATGACGCCGTCGAAGTCGCTGAAGTGCACGGCGCCTGTGCCTGGCGCGACGGCCTGCACATCGTCGCCTGGGCCCACCGCGAGGGCAGAGCCGGCCAGCGCGGCGCAGAGGTTGTCGGCCATGGCCTGCGGGTCGCCGGACGTCTTGCCCAGCAGCATGGGCGTGCCGTAGCGTTCGAGCCATCGCATCCAGTACTGCCAGCCGTGCTGGCGGAAGAACCATGGCCAGTAAACGCGCGACAGCAGCGCCTCGCCGTATGGGTTGCGCGCGCTCGGCTGGCGCACGGTGAGCAAGAACTTGCGCGGATCGACCGGCACGCCGTCGAAGCTGCCAGATGCCGGGTCGCGCCAGCGCAGGTGCACGCTGTCGGTGCCCGGGATGAACCATTCGAGCGGCTTTTCGGTCGCGCTTGCGATGCCTGCACGGCCGCCGTCGCGGTTGGCGTAGACGACCTCGATCACGCTGTAGCCGTATGGCACGGCCGAGAAGGCGCCGCGCAGCAGCGCTTCCATGTGCGGCGCGAGCTCTGCCCACAGCTCGTTGCGCCAGCGCGCGGTAGCGCCCTCCAGGCGCCACGGGGTGCCGATGACGGCCTCGCGGCGGGTGTCCAGCGCGGCGGTGATCTCGTCGTCCATTTCGACGGCTCGCAACTGGTGGCGCGCGATGCCGGCGCGGCGCAGCGCCTCGTCGGGGTCTGGCAGCGTGGTGATGAGAGAGAACGTGCGCTCCATGGTGGCCTGCTCGATGGTGAGCTTGGCCGGAGCTGAAAAGCTCGCCGGCTGCTGCGCGTCTAGGCCGAACAGGCGCGCGACGGTGGCTCGGATGATGTTCATGGCGAGGCTGGGCTTTCGTTGGTGAACAGGTCTTTGTGCGGCGCGCAATCCGGCAGATTGCCCTCGTTGATGATGTTGCGGATGTGGCGCTCGGTGAGCGAGAAGCGCAGCGCGAGCTCGGCGTGGCTCTCGCCGCCGAGCTCGCGTGCGACGATCTCCTCGTTGCGCCGGGCGATGAGCCAGGCCGTGCAGCGCGGCACCTCGAACGCTCCAGCTCCGATGGCAGCGGCGAGCGCGCGTGCGGCTTCGATTCCGATTACGGCGGCGAGCGGGTCGCGCGCTGCAGGATCAGACGAGACGAGTACGCGCGTGCCGCCGAAGTGGCTTGCGATGCGCAGCGCGCAATCGAAGCCGACGGCTTCGATGATGGGCTGCATGGAGCGTGTGAAGATCATACGAACGATGGCAGCGAGATGCGCGCGCCGGCGGAGCCGACGCGTCCCGGGTTGGCGGCCTGAGCGTGCCAGGCGATGGCCAGGCTCATCACGCCGTCGTCGTGGCCGCCATTGGGTGCGCCGTAGCGCATCAGGCCGCTGGGCGTGCGCTCCTGGTCGAACGCCATCAGCTCGTCGATCAGCCATTGCTCTGGCGGAATGCGCAATGCACCATCCTCAAAGGCCAGCGCCAGCGCCTCGACGATCTGCGCCTTGCTGGCGTTGGTGGTCTGGAACGCCGTGACGCCCACGCCATCGCGGCGCAGCTGCTCGATCAGCGGCCCGCCGATGCTGTTGGACTCTGCCACCACGGCCGCGTGCTGGAAGCGCGCGCGCAGCGCCTTGAGCCTGGCGAGCTGGAAGGCGTACTCGATCTGCGTGAATCGGTCCAGCGCGACGACGGCGCGCTCGCGCGCGTCGAGCACCGTGAAGACTGTGAAGTCCTCGTGCCGGCCCCAGTCGACGCCGATGACGTAGGCGCGGCCGTCGCCCGCGTCGCGGCTTGTGTGCAGCGTGTTGGTCAGCGCAGGATCGACCGCTGCCGTCACGCGGCGGAACACACCGCCGCCGTCCTCCAGGAACCGTGCCAGGTACTCCTGCGCGAAGATGCGCTCTGGCAGGCTCAGGCGCGCCTGCTCGATCTCGGCCGGGTCAAGGTGCGGATTGGCGCTGCTTGGCGCGTGGTGGGCAGCCCAAGAGTCTTCGTGCATGCCTTTTTGGTGCAACTGCCAGAAGAAGTTGCGGCCCTTGGGCGTGCTGAAGAACCACGCGCCGCCCTTGTGATCTGTCAGGGTCGGGCGGATCGCCGCATTCCATGCGGCCTCCAGGTTGCGCGTCATCGCCGCCTCGTCGACGATGACCAGGCCGTACTTGCGCCCACGGCCAGCGTCGGCGTCCTCGAGCGTCCAGAAATCGAGCGCCACGCCGGTTGCGAACTCCATACGATGCTGCTGCGCGTCGGTGCGCGAGACGAACGCGCGCAGGAACGCCTTGGCGCTGCGCCAGGCTTCGTCCAGCAGCTTGTAGCTCGGCGCGAACCACCCCACGTCGAATCCCGCGCGGATGCCGCCCGGCGCGAACGGCGCGCCGCGCGATGCCAGCGCCAGGCCGAGCGTGGTCTTGCCGAAGCGCCGGCCGCAGGACACCGTGTTGAAGCGGCGCGCCTGGCGCAGGATTTGCTGCTGTCCGGCGTGCAGCATCAGCCGTGGTCCTGCGACGGTTGCGAGCGCAGCAGCGCTTGCCAGTCCTCGGTGACGGCGCCCAGGTTGTGGGTGACGCGCACCTCGAACGCGCCCAGGTGCTTGGCCTCCAGCTCGGCCGCCTTGATGGCGGGGCCGAAGTCGCCGTTGTTCTCGGCGAGCTGGCCGCGGCGGCGGATGTCGGCCATCGCGTCGTCGACGGTGCGCTGGGTGCGCACGGAGAGCTGCCGGCGGGCGATTGCGACAGCTTCCGAAACCTTCCGCAGTGTGAGAAGTTCGCATGCCGTGCGCTCTGCGCGCGCCGGCTTGTAGCCGCAGCGGATGGCCGCCTGCTTGCCATTGCAGTCGACGAGGTACTCCTCGACGAAGCGCTGCTGCTTGGGTGTCAGACCGGCCATGGCGACACCTCCACGCGGACGAAGCCGCCGATCTGCTCGCGATCGAGCATGGCAGTGAGCGTCCAGCGGCTGTCGTCGACGCAGATCACGTCGGCCAGGCCGTCGAGGCCGGACTTCATGGAGGCGATGCAGTTGTCGAGGTCGCGTGCGCGGCGGTCTGGGGGGACGAAGACGAGGCTCAGGGCGATTTGTTCGGCGTGGGTGGCACCTACCCCCTGTAATCGTGCCGACCGGGCGCAGGCGGCCCTGTAGGAGCGTTTGGCGCGTGCGAGTGTGGCCCAGTGGCCGTGGCGTGAGTTTGGCGACAGAGAGCGCGGGGGCCAGGGGAGGGTAATGGTCAGCATGCTCATGGCGTCACCTCAATGCGCCTATTGCGCCGACAAGTTGGGGACGCACTGTCGGCGCAATAAAGCAAGCATCCATGCGGGCTAGAGAATTGTTGGATAAAAAAACCCCCCTGTTCTTCCCTAGCGCCGGGATTTAAGGACGAACTTACCCCCGTCGCGTTGTCGGCAACAAAGCTGTGAGGCGCGTGGATGCTTGGGTTATTGCGGGGACACATGCGTCGGCGTTTTGTCGGCGTTTGTCGGCGTAATTGAAGATGCAGCGCCCGGAGCGACCCATGCGAAGCGCTTGCGGCCTCGGCCGCTGGTGTTTTCGACCTCGGTGTAGGCGATGGCGTGGCGGCGCTCGAGCGCGCGCAAAGCGTCCTCGCGCATCCGCAACGGGTTTGCACGCCATGAGCGCGATGCCTTGTTCAAGTCGCGCTCTGTCATGCCTCGCTTGCCGCTTTCGCGCACCAGGCGCGAGACATCCTTGCACAGCTTGTCGAACACGCCGTCGGCCAGCCGATCGCGCAGCATGGACAGGTCGCGCTCGGCGTGCGTCATAACGTAGTCGCGTGCCCACTCGGCATCTTGACGCATCACCTTGGAATGCCGGCACGAACAGGCGACGATCAGCGCCAGGCGCATGGCCATCTCGGTACGGCGCGTCATCATCTCCGCCAGGCCCTCGGCGTCGAGCTGGTTGCTGCGCTGGAGCACATGGTGCTCTAGCTCGGCGAAGACACGCAGCGCACCGGCATCGAGAGCCATGACCTTCGGGTCTGGCTCCATGTCGTGAGCGACCTGCAGACAGGCCAGGTTACCGCCTGAGGCGGCAGCGCTTGCGGCATCCCGCATCCATGCAAGAAGTTCTTCGGGTGGCGCGACAGCCTCCACGGTGCGGGCGAGCTGGCGCCCGCGGTCGCTGTGGACTGAAATGAAGCGGTTCAGGAAACCGTCGACGACGGCGGCCGAAGTCAGCCCCTCGAACAGAGTCTCCGGCGTCGTCATTGCCAGCATGGTGAGGCTGGGCTTGCGCACCAGACGCTTGGCAAGCTCTTCAGCCTGCTTGGAAGACAGGCCCGCCGTGCTGTAGGCGGCCGGGCGCAGCACGCCATCGGCGCGGCCCCATGTCTCCATCAGCGCCTTGAGCGTATTGCGGTCGGCGAAATTCTGGGCGATGGACGCCGACTGGAGCATCTTGCCGAACTCGTCGAGGACGCTGAACTGCGCTGGCTTGTCGATCAAGCTCGACACCACCGATGACTCGCTGACGAAGCGGCCGACGCCGACCAGCCGCGCCAGGCCTGCGGCTTCGAGAAGCGTTTCCACTGCGTACTTCGCGTGCTCTTTGCCCGCGCCTGAAGGGCCGACGTTCATGAAGTACAGCGCCGGCCAGTTCGCGTTGTCCGTGCGCCAGCGCCGGCCCATGCAGGCAGACCCGAGCGCGAGCGCGGCCTGCACCGCGAACATCGGCTGCGGCTTGCGGGACGTGGCGTTGACCCACGCGACCGCCTGGCCGAGCGCGCCGGGTACTGACAACAGATGCGCCGGCACATCCGCCGGCCCCCCGGCTGGCGATTCGTCGTCGTCATCCTCGGCCGCATCGCTGTGTTGCAGCAGCCTTATGGAGACGACATGAGAGAACTTTGCCTGCGCCGTGGGGCATAGGATTTTTAACCGCCCTCTTCAAGACCCAACTGTGGTCTGAGGACCCGGCGGCAGCGGCATGAGGTGCGTGGGTTTGGTG